GACGAGAATTGCCCCATCTGCGGAAAGCCGTTTGTGCTGGACACGGATTTTTGCCCGGTTTGTCACAAGAAGTGGTATGAAGATTGAAAGGAGAAAAATAATGACTCGCGAAGAAAGAAAACCGACCGGTCTGCTGCACTCAGCAGATGAACTCAAACAGCTCATTGTAGAAAACCCGGATTTGCCGATTTTGGTATTTGCCGGAGACAATGCGAACAACGGTGACTACCCCTATATGAGCTGCAGCTATGTAAGTGCGGAAAAAGGAGAATTTCTTGACTGCGGACAGCAAATTGACGAGTGTAAGTGCTACACAGATAGGGATGACTTTGCAGACGATGTAGAAAATGTTCTGGCTGGAGAAGAACGGTATAGAGATTTGTCGGACGATGAATTTAATGCCCTCGTGGAACAAACAGTCAATGAGTACGATGAGTTTTGGAAACCTTGTATTCTATTGCATGTAGACGAATAAGGAGGACGGACGATGTGTACAGGAATGACAAGCTACCACCAGCACGGCTGGATAAGAGTAAAGGACAATCTTCCAGATACGATTAGACCTGTGATGATATACACGAAATGGGGAAGCGTGCGTCGCGGCTGGTATAGCCCGGAACTACAAGTTTGGTTTAATATGTACGGAACAACAATTAAGTCTGTCACTCATTGGCGAGAGCTGCCAGACCCGCCGAGAACGGAGGGTGAGATTTGAAGATTAACAAAATCAAAATTGATGTTGTATCTACAACAAATCAAGCAATACGATTTGTTAAATCAAATCCCTGCCATATTTGTTCGTGTGAAAGTTTTTGCAATATCAAATACAAAGGAACTTGTCAGATTTGGAAAAATCTAAAAGCTGCGCTAATTGATGTTCAGGAGGTGGAAGAATGACAAATTTTGAAAAAATAAAAAATATGAGCATTGATGAAATGGCAGAATGGCTTGAAGATACACTGTCAGGTAATCTTTGTTATCTATGTGCTGAAAAAGATATTGATAAATGTGGCTATTTTGAGAAAGATTTGGAAAGCAGAGTAACAATGTGCGTTAAAAACAGAAAACTATGGCTTGAAAGCGAGGCGCAGGAATGACAAACTACGAAAAAATCAAAAATATGACCCATGAGGAAATGGCAAACCTCATTAACAAGATAGTTGCATATTGCTTCAATGATGGAGAGTGCATAAGTTGTCTTTCAATTATAGGGGAATGGCTTAATAGCGAGGTAGAAGAATGACAATACAAGAAATCATCGAAAGCATCATCCACTCGTTAATATATAACAATGATAGCATACCAACAACGCAAGATGATTTGCAGACCATAAAAGAAGCACTTGAAAAGCAGATACCTTACAAACCATATAATTTCAGCTTAGAGACAGGCGGTTATGTTCTTGTTTGTGGTAATTGTAACGGCATTATGGATTTACTACAAGGTGAATTAAACTACTGCCCTAATTGCGGGCAGGCAATAGATTGGAACGATTTTGAAGGAGAAACGAAATGAAGAAAGCAATGTTGAGCCAGCCGATGGCTGGAAAGAGTGAGGCGGAGATTATCGCTACAAGAGAAAAAGCAATCCAAGCATTGAAGGAAAGAGGATATGAGGTCGTGAACACGCTGTTTACTGATGAGTGGTACAGCGATAAGGCAATGAAAGAAAGAGGTGTTGTCAATATCCCGCTGTGCTTCCTTGCCAAGTCGCTGGAGAATATGAGCAAGTGCCACGCTGCTTACTTCTGCCGTGGCTGGAGGCAAGCCAGAGGCTGCCGGATTGAACATCTTGCAGCGGTGTTATACGGATTGGAGATTATCTGCGAGGAGGATGAATAATGAACATTCAACTGGACGAGCAGGCACTCATGCCTGTGAGAGCACACGATACGGACGCAGGGCTTGACCTGCTATCACCGGTGGACACTGTAATTCCGGCACACGGAGCGGTGACAGTTGACACCGGGGTACATATTGAGTTGCCGCCAAATACCGCAGGCTTTCTCAAATCAAAAAGCGGATTGAATGTTAAGTACGGCATTACAAGCGAGGGCGTGATTGATGTGGGCTACACCGGAAGTATCGCCGTCAAACTGTATAACCACAGCGGTATGGATTATGTTGTGCGCCGTGGGGACAAGATCAGCCAGCTGGTGGTGGTCAAGATCGACACTCCGGAGCTGGTGCTGGTGGACAAGCTGGCAGACACCGAACGCGGCAACGGCGGGTTCGGGAGTACAGGTCGCTAAGGAGGCACCCAATGTCAAAGTCAAAGCAGAAGAGCTACGGAGATGCCAAGGTTATCTGTCCTTACTATGACAGCCAGGAGACGGTACAGATCAACTGTGCACCGGCAGTGTATGATAGTTCCGGGCTGCGTGTGGTATTCCGGTCTAAGGTCAAAAAAGATGAACACATGCGGTCATTCTGCACCTCTTACTGCTGGAAAGGCTGTCCGCTGGCACAGCTGCACGATGACGCATAGCAATGGTATCATCGGGGGGGTGACGAAAGTCACCCTCTTTTTGTTATGCTAAATCATAGTGAGGTGATCAAGTGGACTGGAATAGGGTGAGGCGTGAATATGTCTCCGGCAGTAAGAGCCTGCGGACCCTGGCAGACGAGTACAGCTGTTCACAGTCCACGCTGCGTAAGAGGGCAGCTAACGAGAAGTGGACGGAACAGAGGAACGACTACCGGGCCAAAGTGGAACAAAAATATATGGATATGTCTGTGGAGCAGGAAGTAAAGCGCGTTGAGCGGCTGCACCGCCTTGCGGACGATCTTATGGATAAGTTGGACCAAGCCATAAAGGAGCTGAATGAAATGTGCTCCGTGGAGCATCAAGACGGCGAGTACAAGGTGGTGCGTGTGCCAGGTGTGGCTGTGGACCGTGCCGGTGCAAAACAGATTTCTTCCAGCTTGAAGGATGTGAAGGATCTTCTGAATGTGCGTGACGATGTGGCATCCGGCGCACCGGAGGTGCAGGTGGTGTTGTCAGACGAGGTGAAGAAGTATGCCAAGTGAAGTGTTGGACCTGGGCACGCCACAGCCTAAGCAGGTGGAGTTCCTGACAGACACTCACAATGTTGTTGCCTTTGGTGGTGCCAGAGGTGGTGGCAAAAGCTGGGTAGTGGACTGCAAGGCTAAGGTGATGAGCTACGCCTGCCCGGGTATTACGCAAATTATTGTGCGCAAGACTTATCCTGAGCTGACGGAAAATCATATTGTGCCACTGACCAGGGCGTTGCAATGCTATCATCCGGATAGGCACCGGCGTTTGGCCGTGTACAACGACAGTAAGAAGACGATCACATTTCCTAATGGCAGTCGCATATTGTTTCGCTATTTGGAGCGAGAGAAGGACCTGGGCCGCTTCCAAGGTACGGAGTGCGATATCATGTACCTGGACGAGGCCACGCAGTTCACGGAGGATATGTTCAAGACTTTGTGGGCTTGTGTGCGTGGTACAAATAGCCATCCCAAAAGAATGTACCTTACCTGCAACCCTGGCGGTGTTGGTCACCAGTGGGTCAAGCGACTATTCATTGATCGGGTGTACGATGAGAATGAGAACCCGGAGGATTATTCATTCATACAGTCGCTGGTGACGGACAATCAGATATTGCTTGAAAACAGCCCAAAGTACCTTCAGCAGCTGGACGCACTGCCTGCCAAGGTGCGCCAGGCATGGCGGTATGGTGACTGGAATGTGTTTTCGGGTCAGTTCTTCGAGGAATGGCGGAATAACCCGGACCACTATACAGACCGTAGGTGGACCCATGTGATAGATCCGTTTGATATTCCTGCCGACTGGAAGGTGTATCGCTCGTTCGACTGGGGGTACAGCAAGCCATTTTCTTGTGGTTGGTGGGCTCAGGGATATGATGGTGTGGTGTACCGCATTAAGGAATGGTATGGCTGCACTTCACCGAACGATGGACTGAAACTACCGGCGGATATCGTGTTCCAGAAGATCAGAGAGATAGAAACGCATGACCCGCTGCTGGCGGGCCGACATATTACCGGCGTAGCAGACCCTGCTATCTTCGCCAAGGATGATGGGTATTCCATTGCGGAGACGGCAAACAGACACGGTGTGTACTTTGAGCGCGGCGATAACACCCGAATAGCCGGGTGGATGCAGTGCCATTACAGGCTGATGTTGGATGAGCGTGGGTACCCGATGATGTATGTGTTCAAGAATTGTAAGGACTTCATCCGAACCATTCCTTTGATGATGTATGACGAACACAAGGTGGAGGACTTGAATACGGAACTCGAGGATCACGCAATGGATGAGTTTCGTTATTTCTCTATGTTGCAGAAGATACCGCCCAGGCGGAAGATACCGGCCAGAGCGCTGGCAGACGACCCTCTGGATCAAATGAAGAAAGGATATTGATTATGGCTAAGCAAAAGAAAAAGCCGAGTAAGGAAGAATTTATGCAGCACGCCCAGGGGCAGACGGAGCCGCAAAAGAAGCCGGAAGATGCCGTAGCGCCCGCTGCTGATGAACGGTCTGGTGACCCGATCAAACAGGCGCAGCAGCTGGTGGACGAAATGTCAGCCGAAGAGCCGGAAGAGGAAGAACTGCACACCATTACAGAAGAAGATGTGCAGCGGGCTATGGAGCTGCTGAATAAGTACATGGCTGGTAAGGCGTCCGTAGATGCCCGAGTGGTGGCCAACCAAAACTGGTGGAAGCTGCGACATTGGGGCAACTTCAAGTCAGATCACGGCAAAGAGGGTGAC